ATGGACAGCAGCACAACACGCACCGATCTGGTGATTTGCAAATATATCAGCCAAGCAATGGAAGCCAATGGCATTACCCAGGCCGACCTCTCCAAGGCCCTTGAAGGACGATCAAAAGGCTATGTCAGCGACCGAGTACTCGGTAAAAGGAGTTGGGCAATCAGCGAGTTAGACAGACTCGCTCCACTCTTTGGGCTTCCGGACGCTCTTTCACTGGTTGCGGCAGCCTGTGGATCAATCTCCAGCGAGGCCGCCCGCGCCTACGAAGCCCGCGAGCGCCAAAATCAGGTCACGGATGATTTCATCGACCGTATCGCCGCGCACCCCGAAGACTATGACATGGCCGCAAACAAGGATCCGAACGCACGCCTCGAAGCCGAGACGCCTGACGATTGATGGATTGAAAGGAACACGAATGACCGAATACAACCTGTATTGTGACGAGACATGTCACCTTGAGCATGATGATTCGAACAGCATGGCTCTGGGAGCCGTCATTGTGCCAAAAGGAAAACGCAAAGAGATATGCGTCAGAATCAAAGAAATCAAGCAGAAACATGGCATATGCGCCACGAATGAGGTGAAATGGGCAAAGGCACGAGACCGTATGCTGCCGCTCTATCTGGATCTCGTGGACTACTTCTTCGATGACGATGACATATCGTTCCGAGCGCTCCTCATCCCGGACAAGAATCTACTTGACCACGAGAAATACAATCAGGACCACAACACCTGGTATTACAAAATGTACTTCGAGATGCTCAAGGTCGTCTTCGATCCAAGGCAAAGCTATAACGTATTCGTCGACATCAAAGACACACACTCGAGTTTTCGAGTCAGCCAATTATGGGATGTCTGTTCGAACAACATGTACGATTACGACCACAGAATCATCCAGAAAATCCAGCCGATACGTTCCGACGAAGTACAGATCATGCAGCTCACCGACATACTCATCGGAGCAGTATGCCGTTCGCAGCGAAAACTGCCGGAACAGCATCAGAGCATGGCGAAGCGCAGAATCATCGAACGAATCATTCAACGGTCGGGATACAAACTAGACCGGAGCACACTGCTGAAGGAGACCAAGTTCAACTATTTCGTATGGAGGGCGAGATGAATCCGCATTGGCTGCCCGGATTGATTCCTTGGAATCAAGAGCACGGAGAGACATGGGAGCAGTATGAGCAACGACTGTTCCATGTATTCCAGAACGAGTTCAGAGAGTCCTTCCAATACGACGGGAAACCCGTACACTACAAAAGAATGCCCTACGACGGAATCTATCCGGAAGCCTTCATGCATCTGACCACATGCAATCAGGACGACTCCGGCTCACGGCTTCCGGATGCTGAACGCAGCGAACGCATCAGCTGGCCCAGACCGGTAGTGGAGCATCATCCGTTCTGCGAAATATGCGGATACGCCCAATGCGCGCGGCCTTGGGTATGGAGAAAAAACGACAAGAACAAGGATCGAGTGAAGATATATCTTCCAAACCAACAATATCTCGTTGTTCTAGGAGAACGAAGGGATTACTGGGTACTCATAACCGCGTACTACGTAAACCGCCAATGGAGCATAGACAAGCTGGAAAAGGAATATAACTCCAGATTCAGCACAAGAATCCAATAAAAAACTAGAGCCGCCCGTTAAGGACGACTCCGAAGACTCCTTCTACAACATGTAGATGAGCTAGTTCGAATATCACATACGACACTCCAACTGTCAAATAGAACTTGACAGACAGCGAAAAAGTACTTCTCGAAAAACAATACTTTCGGAAGAGAGGAATGTGGATAACAAGACCATCGCGGAGCTTCATAGGAACGCGGAATCCATGGGACTGACGATAGCGTCGTACCGCCTCCCACGCGACATATGCGGCCTGTACGACGACCGGCACGGGCTCATCCTATTGGCCGACTGGCTCAACCAGCGCCAGCGCCGCTGCACATTGTGCCACGAGCTCATCCATGCCAGACACCACGACCCCGGATGCGGCAGCCAATACGGAGTCAGATGCGAGCGCCGTTGCCGTAGGGAGACGGCGCTGGCGTTGATCTCGCCGGTGGATTACGGCATGGCCGAGACGGTGTACGAGGGCAATGCGTGGATGATGGCAGTGGAATTGGGTGTCACCATCCAGGTGTTGAACGACTACCGGCAGCTATTGTACGATTCCGGCGTGTGCGTGCAGTAGAGAAAGGCCCCGGCGTCCGCATGGCCGCGAGCGCCGGGGTTTCGTGTCATATATCGAGCGTCTGTTGCCGTTCGATTGGGATGTGCTCTATCACTTTGGTTATTCTTCTGGATCCGGTTTCGAGTCGTCCGTCGCGCACGTATTGTTCCGTTTCCAGTTTCACTTTGAGCAGGTCTCCGCTGCAGAACGACACTTCGTGGCGGTTGAGTCTTGCCAGGAATGCCTCGTCGGCGATCTCGCACCAGAATTTCTCGTCGCCTTTGGAGAACTTCCATTTTCGTGACTGGAATTGGATGGTGTCTATCTGCAGCGTAGTGGTTTCGACGGATGGTTCTATGGGCTGGTCGGAGAGGGTCAGGACGCTCATCGATTCGGATACATCTCCGGGTATCGCGGCGTCGCTTCCGCTGTCCTTGTGGATGAAGCGCACGGGGTTGTATCCATCCTCGGACGCCGGTTTCGTTGCGGTGCCGAGGTCGTTGATGATTTTCCCATCGCATGAGGCGCGGTAGCTTTTGCGGCTGACGTTCAGTTTCGCGGTCTTGCCGATTCGCAAGGCGACCCTAGTCTCGTGCCGCTCCACCACCTCGTGTTCGCCTGGTTTGACGGTTCCGGTCTGCTCGTATCTGGTGAGGAGGATCTTGAGCACGTCCATGATGCCGGATGCGAGGTTTACCACGTCGGCGGCCTCCGCGCCCTGTCCGAGGCTGACGACGGTTCCGAGTATCTGCAGTATCACGTCGAAGGAGCCAGCCTTGGTGGCGGTGATGCGCACGTCGAGGTCGGCGAACGGGCAGGAAAGCTCCTTGTACCTATCTATGGCGTCAGCCAGTCCGATAAGAGCCGGCGCGAGGTCGCGGACGCTCATGGAGTGCTCGTCGACCGACGGTCCGGAGAAGTAAACCTCCATGGTCGTGGACTGCGTTTCCGACGATTCGCGTGTTTTTCTCTTCAGCAGGTTCATATTCAATATTCTACTCTTCGAAAACGTTGGAAAATCAAGGGAAATCACGTGATTTGACCCATATCCCGACTTGCATTACTTTATTGACTGTGCTAATATAGTTTATATCAAGGAAAGGAGGTGAACATGACACCATCGGAGATGATCACCAGCATCTCGCTTCTCGTCGCGAGCATCGCGGCCCTCATCAAGGCGGTTACCGGACTCGTCAAGGAAATGAGACGGAAACCGAAGAGAAAAAAGTGAGAAAGGGTTCCGGCCAGTCGTAGGGGCCGGAACCCCATACCTCCGATTATGTCATGGGACATCATGAAGACCGAATCGATAGTCAGCGCGGTATTCGCGCTCGGAACCGCCGCCAGCGCATGGTTCGGCTGGCCGTTCGCGCTCACCGCCGGATGCGCCGCCGTCAGCGCCGTCTTCGCGCTCATCGCCGGAAGAAAGGGATGACATGGGCATCGAATACATGAGCGTCACCGACGTGGCCAAACGGCTCGGCATCAGCACCGCCGCGGCCAGCGCCTACAAACTACCCCAGCCAGACGCCACGATCGGCCGCACGCGCGGCTGGCTGCCAGAGACCATCGACCGGTGGAACGCCAGCCGCCCCGGCCGAGGCGTCGGCGGCGGACGTCCACGCAAAAACAAGAACGAATAACAACATACCCCGGCCGCCCACATACCGCGAGCGCCGGGGTCTTCTGTCTCATTCATGAAGTGAACGTCGCGCGTTTTGTCGGCCTTCTTTCCCCGGTTCGCGTTCGGTGCGTTTTTCCTTGTCTCGGCTGCTTCTTGACGCGATCGGCTCGAACAGGTTGGCGATTATGGTCGCCACTGGAACCGCCAGGAAACCAAACGACCATGGACTCGACGTGGCCAAGAACGATATGAAGCTCATCAGCAATGCGACCGCGAACAAACCTGCGCTGACCCACATGCCTTTGCGGCTCTGATCTATCTCCGCCTTGACGAGCTGGTTCTGCCGGTTTGATTCGTCGACCGTGAAGGCGTCGTTCCATCTGCACATACGTTCCTGGACGTCAGCCGGATACTTGTTGAAATCGCTTGGCCGCGGGAGCATGCCTGAGTAGGATTCCGAGATTCCGGATTGCACCAGCATGGATATGGCGCGGACCAGCTCCTCGTCGTTCGGCTGCGTTATCTCGCCTTGTCTTTCTCCATTCTCATCCGGCTGATCGCCGACGTCACGAGACGGCTTCTCGTCTGCCGGGACAGGTTCGCCTGCGCGTTCCTCATCGACTCCATGCGACGGTTCTCCAGCTGATGCGTCCCGCTCAGTCCTGGAATCGTCATCATTCTCATCATCGTCTTCATGCTCATCGTCCACGGCACCTCCTCGTTTCAGTCTTCAATCTACCGGCGAGCGCGGGGTGTGTCAATACTCTTTCGTGTTGAGGAAAAGCCGTCGCCGTCCGTCACTGGCCGTCGCGGAGGTCTGGCAGGGCGGCGTCGAGCGTCTTGGCGAGCCGCCGTTCCCTCCAATGCGTGTACACGCTGGTGGTGTGGATGTCGGTGTGGCCCATGATGGCGGTGCGCTCCTCGTCGCTCGCGCCGGCGGCGGCGAGTTCGGTGGCGAGCCAGTGCCGCGCGCTGTAGATGTCGACGTACGGCAGTCCCGCCATCTTCAGGGCGCGGCGCCAACGCTTCTCCTCGTTGTCCCGCCTGATCGGACGGCCGTAAAGATTGGTGAACACCAGTCCATGCGATGGCACGCCCCATTTGACGATATGCGCCCAAAGCCGGTCCCAAAGCCCCTGCGGAATGGGAACCGTCCGCACGCCTTTGGCGGTCTTCGGTTTGGTCAGCCAGATCGCCCCATCCAGATGCTCGGCTTCCATCCAATCCGGGATCGTGGCGCCGGCTGGTATCGGCTTGGCCTGCTGGCAGACGTTGATGGTCGGCACGCCATGATGCAGTTCCAGCTGGTAGGGCATCAGGCCATACCTCTCCCCCGGCCGCATGCCCGTGGTGAAGGCGAGTTCGAACATGAGTGCCCACTTCTCACGCTCGTCCGGGCTGTCGAACACGGCGACCGCCGGATCGGGCTCGGCGAGCGCCGCCTCGATCACCTTCGCTGGGTCGGCGACGTCGAGGATGGGGCGTTCGTACCGGTCCTCCGGCATTCGTCCGACGTTTTCCATCGGATCGTCGGCGATGAGTCCGTCCCGTTTCGCGGTTCGGAGCATGGCGCCGAGGACTGCGAGATAGGTGTTGACGGTCTTGCTTTTGCGTGTGCGGCGCAGTCTCCTGCACATTCCGTTGATGTCGTCGGCGGTGAGCCGGTTGAGGCGTATGTCGCCGATGATCGCGTTCATGGTGCGCATCCAGCTGGATTCGTTGCGCCATGTGGTGGGATTGATGGCCGCCCGGTGCTCCTCCATCCACCGTTCGAAGTAGTCAGAGGTCTTGGGGCCGTCCTTGCTGGGGAGTCTTCCGTCCCGTTCCCATTCCGCTATCTTCGCCTGGAAGCGGGCGCGCGCCTCGCTTTTCACCATGCCGGTGGCTTCGATCGGCGGGCGTCTGCGTCCGGTCGTCGGGTCGGTTCCCATGTCCTTGCGGAAGTGCCATCGTCCTTTGGAGTCCTGGAACACGCTTCCGGATCCCCCGGTCCTCCTGTTTTTCGTCTTGCCCGCCATGACTGTCCTCCCGTGTCAGGGAGTCCACTCTAAATCACACTCTAAATGGGCGTAAAACGACGTTTCCAGCCGGAAAACTAGTATCAGCGTCACGCGCGCACGACGCCATACAAGCCTTACTGCCGTCTACGTTTCCGCAGTATTCCAACGGTTCAGCGCCACTCCTGCGCAAGGTGGAGCGTATCAACGGTGGTTATAACACAAGCCGGCTGCCACCGTTCGCGAGAGAGACCGGCCGGCAAAAAGGCGTCATCCCTAGTCGAAGTCCTTGGGACTGAGCACGGCGA